GGCTTATACAGCCGTTTCTGGGGGTATAAGCTCCAAGGGGGGTCATGGGTGTCTTAGGTTCAACAAAAAAACCACCCCCTTTAGATAGATTGCATCGCTTACACAATGCTTGCAGGTTATCCATTGAATCATCACCTCCTAAACGTCTTGGTATCACATGATCTACATGAGTAGCCTCCATGCCACAAAGCTGACACGTATGCTGATCTCTTGTTAGTACTCTTGCTCTGATCTTACGCCATAGCGCTGTTGATCCATCATCTCTTAATGCTGATTGCTTAGCCATTAATGATAGTTATTCTTTTGAAAGAAGTCCCAAGCTGCACAAGGACTACCGTATCTGTTATCAATGTACTTCAATCCCCACATCACCTGCTGCTCTGCTGTTGCATCTCTTAGATACTCTGATCTACCTTGCGGTATACCCCAATGACTACCTGAATTAGCCTTGTAATTCCATGCTGATTCTTTTCCATAGAGCTTACTTAAACAACTCATCTGGTATTTATCATCTACTAATACAGCTGCATACTCTTTAATAGTTAATTGTTTTGCCCTATAGGGTGCATCGGCATAAGCCGGTGTGAACAGAGTTATCCCAATAGCTACTAGCACCCCGCGACCTACCCGCCTCAGCGGGTCGCGGTGAGCCCCTGAAGGGCTCTGCGCCGTTAGCGTACCATCGCTGTCAAGCGAATCTGTATAAGTGCTGGTCAGAGCGGTGTTTCGTTTCATTGATGACCCCAACCGTTACCCTTGAAGGAGATTCCAAAGCTGCTGTAAACCCGGCGCATAGCCTCATTACAACAGATTGGATCAGCCTCCTCATGGATTGATTTCTCTAACTCCATGCTTATTTGGCATTTAACGCATTTGTACTCATAGATCGGCACGTTGGACACTCCATTCCTTTGAATAAGTATGTTCCATCTTGGTCGCATCTGACAATCTCATGGCTAGGTGCTTTATTGGCTAGTAATGGCATTATGTCCTTGACTTTGCCAAACATCAGGTATTCGCCGGCATCCTCACCTTGTCCATTGCAACGCATAATGACTATTGGCAGTTTCCCATTAGCATTAGAAGCTGATTGTTTGATCCAGGCTAAAGGCTGGAAATCAGCCCTAGCCTTGACCTCTATTGACACATGAGGGATGTTGAGGATGTCCTCGCCTTGTCTACCAGCCCCAGCAGTATCTGCATACTCCCACCATTGTTTAAGATAATCAGCTATAACTTTTTGGGTTCTATAGCCTCGATGTTTTCGATGATTAGCCATTAATCGCGTGGCATTTCTTACACGTCCATGTCGCATTAGCGCCATCATCTACTTTGTCGGGTACTGCAATTTCAGCAATGACAATCGATTCATTACATAACTGACAACGTATCTCAGCTGCCATTAAGTTAATCCATTGACCATTGACCTTGACCTCTACGAATCCCATTATGCTCTCGCCTTCTGCTTGCCCCATTTACCGTTAGATTCAAGGTTGTACCAGCGAGTAAAGCAATTCTGTGCTGGTGCTACGTTTCCACCTGGGCAAAAGAATCCACCCCAAGCGCGTCCATTCTTTTCGCCCTCTTTCCACTTCATGTCACCATGCTCGCACTCCTCATGATTCTGGACTCCAAGAATGTTTTCAACATTAGCAATAGCCTCAGCTGCGCTGATTGCTTGTGGTTGCTTAGGATCGCCATAGATCGGTTCATTACTCCAAGGATCAGCAGCTAATGCTTCCTCTTTAGTGGCAAAACTTGGCACTTCCTTAGCCTTTGCAATGTCCTTAGCGCTTAGGCGTTCAACCTTGCTCATTTCCTCTCGGCTTGGTCTCTTTCCTTTAGCTGCATAACCGCCGTTTGCAAGTGCTCGACCGATCGCTGAAGTCTCACAGTTCTCCAAAGCTGAAGTCGAATTAACACCGCGATCAGTAACCTTCTCCTCAGCGTATCCTGTCGAAAACGCCACGCTATCTGCGAAAGTTCGATAAAGGTATGCTTTAACAATAAATCGATCATTCTGAAATGACTCCAATTCTGTGCTAATTCTAAAATCCGGAAAGTCCTTAATAAACTTTTCTAAACGCGTTTCAACCGTTTCATAATCTGCCAGGTTAAACATTTGGTAGCTCCTCTTGTTTCATTAGATACTCGGTTTGTTCCGGTAATGACCAAACAGTACCGTCTGCCCATGTCTGAACCTCGATGGCGCAGCTGTTGCAATAGTGTCGGCGTGTGCCTTGACTTCGTGGATGATTACTTATGACAGTGTAACTTGCTGCCTTTTGTCCTAGTAATGTATTAGTCCCAAATCGGACTTTGCAATAATCGCACCAGACTCCAGGTGCTGCTTTAATAACTGTCAAGGTCAGCCCAGTCAGTTGATGCAATTTGTCCAGCGAGCGCAATGTATGCTGCGCCGTCCTTGTAACTGTCTTGGTGGAGGCTTGTCTCTTGTATGCGTGAGATTTTGACAAGTGCCATACAGATTGCGACTTCGTGAGGCTCGATGTTGCGTTCAAGATAGGCTGACCAGAGTTTGGCAATTCGAAGGTGATTGAGAGCTGCCAAGCCGTAATCTTTACCTCTGTCTGCAATGAGGTCTTTTGCTTCGTCAAGGATGTCATTAGCGCGCATTTTCACTCACGCGCTGGTAGTTCTTACCTACGATTACGCCCTCACGCTTGCCCTCATTAAAGCCTTGACCCCAGCCAACTATGTACCATAGGACATTAGCAGCTAGTAATAACAAAATTACTGGTACTTGTAGATCCATTTACTTTGCTCCCATTTCTAGTAGATCGTCATTGATGATTTGTGGTTCCATGTGATTAACTATCTCGTACGTCTTACCGTTTGGATGAATAGATGGAGCAGCTGCTACATAACCCTTCCACTTGATGTCAATGCCTTCCTGCAATGATCCTCTAAACAATGTCTCAACTGGAGCCTTGTAGTAGAAGTGAAATCCATCGCCGGTCTTAACTGTAAATGTTGGTGTTAGTTCCTCGATAACCTCGCCACCATTGCGGAAATCGACATCAAAGACAACCAAGCCTGATGGCTGACAAGCAATGCCAATGTTCATGTTTGGATCCATCTTGTGCCAAAACTTCAGCATTTCCCATTCATTAGACGCATCAAGATAAGCGCGCTTGATTAGGTCGAAGTGAGGATCTTTAGACTTTGGCTTCAATGGTAGGACTTTCCAGCCGTCATAAATGTACTCAGCTGCTTTGCCCAAGATTCCACCATTATCGATGGTTTGTGCTAGTTCTTTCATTTTGCTCATTTTTGCTCCCGTGTCAGTTGTAGGGTTGCTGACAAGGATTACGGTCTCACGCTGGGATGACTAAATCAACCCAAAACACGCGGCATTTGATAACGGTTTGGTAACGCTTTAGCCCCAGCGCTTGCCCTGGTAAATGAATGATCCATCTTTAGGGTCGATTGGGATAAGTTCAGGCGTGAAACGCTTGCCGTGTAATGTGCCCACGACAAAGCCCATCTGCCAATTAGCGTAACCCTTTGTGTAGCCCATTCCAGGGCTTGAAAGGTCTACAAGGTTGCCAACCTCTACACCCCACACAATACGCCCATAACGCCCATTGGAGGCTTCTGAGTGGGCTGATAGTCCAAGTCTATGAGTGTGTCCAGATACGATTGATTTGCCCATACGCATAGCACCGTTTAGGGCTGTTTGTCCAGGCTTGTTTGATAGTGGAAAAGCGTCTCCGTGGCAAGTGTGCCAACCTGGAGCAAAATCAAAGCCGTTAGGATGATACTTAATACCAGCCTTGTCATAGCCCATAAACTTGTCATAGCGCAGCTCTGGCAGGTTCATAAATGCCGGTAGTCTCTTAGACAAAGACTTGTAAACGCGAGCGCCGTGATTAGATCCAACAACATCTGTCACGCCTAGATACTGAAGAATCTCTAAAGTGAGTTTACGATCCTCATCTATGTTGCCTTCTACCTCTTGCCATGGTTGAGCGAATCCACCGAGCTGAGGTAGATCAATTTCATCACCAATACAAATGGTTTGATGAGGCTTGTAAGCCCTTAAAAACTTGCCTAGGTTCTTGAC